GCCACGTTCACCGCCAAGGAGCTCTCGAAGCTCTCCGGTTTTTCCTACTCCAACCCGGCCTCGCAGGCTGTGGCCACCAAGCTCAACGCTGTGGCGGCGGAAGTCGTCCAGAACAACCCGTTTGCGCCTTTGAGCGACGCGGTATCGAGCGCGGCTGGCCCCGTCACGACGGCGTTTGCCACCAAGGTGACGATCCCCGCAAACACGCTGGCTGTGGGCTCGCGGTTGCAGATCAAGGCGGCGGGCACCGTGGTCGCCTCGGCTGGCGCGGTCAACCTGACGCTCTCGATCAAGCTGGGCGCGACGACCGTCGTCACGACTGCGGCCTACGACCCGGCGGCCACCAATCCCTTCTTGATCAGCTCGGACGTCATCGTCCAGTCGGTGGGCGCGGGCGGCAAGTTCAACAGCGGCTCGCTCATGGTCTACAAGACCTCGACGCCGTCGACGGTGACCGACGTGGCGAGCGCCTATCAGGCCAACGTCAACACCACCATCGCCAACGACGTGACCGTCGTCGCCTCGTGGGCGGCTGGCGCAGGCGAGACGGTGGTGCTCAACGTGCTGTCGGTCGATCTGACCTACTAAGCGAAAGGGGGGCGATGCAACCGCCCGAGAAAGACGCGCAGGAGTCGCCATCGCCCCTCACTCCGGTGGCGGCTCCTGCGTCTCCCGCGAAGCTCACGGGCAGGCCGACCAAGTGTACGCCCGAGGTCATCGACAAGTGTGCGGCTGAGGTCGCGCGCGGGATGCCAAAGAAGTATGCGGCGGCCTTGGCTGGCATCGACTACGCCACGCTAAACAACTGGGAACAGCGCGGGTCGGAAGGGGAAGAACCTTTTTCCACGTTCGCGCGCGCGCTTGCCGACGCCAGGGCACAGCACATCGCCATGCGCCTCGAAGCCATCGAACGCGGCGAGGGCGACTGGAAGCGGCAAGCGTGGCTGCTCGAACGGCTCGAGCCGACGTTGTTCGGCCCAACGTCTCGCACGCAAGTCACAGGCGCCGACGGCGGCCCGGTGCAGATGGCGGCTCAGGTCGTGGTCGTTCCGGCGATGGCAGCGAGCGCGGACGCTTGGGCGTCGGGCATCACGCTCGACGTGGGCACCGATGGCGCCGACTAAGCCCAAAGTCGCGTGGCGGCCGAATCCCGGCCCGCAGACGTGGCTGGTGACCTGCCCGGTCGCCGACATCCTCTGCGGTGGCGCGCGAGGCGGCGGTAAGACCTTCGGGATGCTCGGCTGCTGGCTCCAGCATCAGGCGACCTACGGCAAGGACGCCAAGGGCGTCTGGTTTCGGCGGTCGATTCCTGAGATCGAAGGCGCTCAGGCCGAGATGCTCAAGATTTTTCCGTTGGTCGGGGCGCAGTACCAAGCGCAGGGCCGGACGTGGGTGTTCCCTAGCGGCGCCACGCTCAAGCTGCGGTATCTCGAGAGCGACCAAGACGCCAACCGCTACCAGGGCCACGAGTACACGCTGCTCCTGTACGACGACGTCGGCACGTGGCCCTCGCCGGTCCCGATCGACTTCTTGCGCGGCACCTTGCGCTCGGCCGCCGGCGTGCCGTGCCGGATGATCAGCTCGGCCAATCCGGCAGGCCCCGGTCACGAATGGCTCAAGGCGCGGTATCTCACGCCATCGCGACCGCTGTCGCCGTTCTGGTCGGATGAGGGCGGCGGCAAGCCACCGATCCAACGCGTCTACATCCCGTCGACCATCAAGGATAATCCCTACCTCGCACCGGACACCGAGGCGGGAAAGCAGTACCTGACGCAGCTCCACCATGCAGGCCCGGCGCACATCGTCGCCGCGTGGATCGACGGCGACTGGGACCTCGAGCCCGGTGGCGCCATGCTCGAGCCGGCGTGGCTCGATAACACCTTCGATGTGCTACCCGAGCGTGGCAAAGGTCGGCTGGTCATCAGCATTGACCCCGCCGAGGACGTCGGCGCGAACAACGACGAGACCGGCATCGTCGTCGGCCTGCATCACGGTCACTTCGTCTATCTGCTGCACGCTGAGGCGGTCAAGCTGCTGTTGGCGCCGCTCGAGGAACGGATCGAGCAGCTCTGTCGCGAGCATCAGCCCGATCTGATTCTCGTCGAGAAGAAGTCGGTCGGCGGCCCGCTCGTGCAGAACCTGCGACGTCGACCAGGTTGGCGGTGGGCGACGCAGGCCCTCGACCCCGGCCGCAGCTCGAAGGCCGAGCGGATGTGGGCACAGGCGCCGTGGTTCCAAGGCGGCCGAGTGCTGGTGCCCAAATCGGCGCCATGGCTTTACGACTACCGGCGCGAGCTCCTGCGGTTCACAGGCAACCGCAAGCTCAACGAGCGCGACAACCGCGTCGACGCGACCTCGCAGCTCTTGCGCTACTTTGGCAGCGGTCACGCGGCGCTTGCGCTCCTTTCGGCATAGCGGCAGGATTGGTCACCATGGCACGCAAGAAGATCGCCGAGCAGACCTCTCGCCGCATGTCCGACGACGCCGCCCGACAGGACGCCGCCGCCGAGCGTCGCCGAGCGCGCATGGAGGACGCCCGCCGACAGGCCGAGCGCACGATGGCCCGCGCCGACGGCTGGTCGTCGCTCTACACCGGCGCCGGCCTACCCGGTCGCGACAAGACCGAGAGCTTCGAGTTCAAGGCCCGGCCTCGCATCGAGTGGAACCAGCTCCAGAACCTCTACCGCCAGAACTGGATCGCAAAGCGGCTGGTCGACGACGTCGTCGGCGATGCCACCCGCAGCGGTTTTGAGATCGACTTCGAGGCTACGACTGAGGACAACCTCGACGACCTGCGCTCCTCGGTCAAGCAGGAGTGGCAGCGGCTGCACGCGATCCAGCAGTGCGCCGACGGCCTCCGGTGGGCGATGGTCTTTCGCGGCGCAGTCGGCCTGCTGCTCACCGACGACGTCCCGGCCGGCCTCTCGCAGCCGCTGCAATCGGGCATGCAGGCCTATACGACGCTCGCGACGCCGCTGCCCGAGGGCGACTTCAGTGCGGTCAAGCAGATCGTGATCGTCGACGCACGCTACGCGCTGCCAGACATCTCGATGTATGACGACGACGTCGACAGCATCAACTTTGGCCTCCCGGTGTACTACCAGGTCACGCCCTACGGCCAGTCGACCAACACGGTGAGCTATCGCGTCCACTGGTCGCGCCTGCTCCGCTTCAACGGCGTCCCCACCGACATGCTGACTCGCGTGGCCAACCTGACGTGGGGCGATTCGGTCTACGAGGCGTGCTTTGACGCGCTGCGTCGTTACGGGATGGCCTTCGACGGCGTGGCCGTCACGGTCTCCGAGTTCGCGCAAGGCGTGCTCAAGATGAAGGATCTTTCGCTCAACCTCGCGAGCGATCAGGTCTCGTCGGTCATCACACGGACGCAGGCCTTCAAGATGGGCCTCGGCGCGTTCGGCTTGGCGCTCATCGATGCCGACGCCGAGGAATACCAGCGGCTCGGCCAGCCGGTCGGCGGTCTCGACAGCCTGCTCGAAAAGTTCAAGATCGAGATTGCCGGCGCCTCGCGGATCCCGCAGTCGCGCTTGTGGGGCAATCAGGCCGGCCGCCTCGCCGGCGCAGAAGAAGATCACCGCCTCTGGGCCGAGTACGTCCACGGCTGGCAGGTGCAGTCGGTCATCCCGCAGCTGACACGGTTGACCAATCTCATCTTCGCGTCGAAGGACGGCCCGACCAAGGGCGAGCTGCCGCCGCGGTGGGTGATTCGCGCCAACCCGATCGACCCGCCCGACCTCGACAAGGAGATCGAGCGGCGCGAACGACAGGCCAAGGTCGACCAGGCCTACTATCAGATGGACGCGCTCGAGCCGGTGGAGATTCGCCAGTCGCGCTTCGGCGGTGTCAGCTACAGCTACGAGACGACGCTTGACCAGGCGATCAGCGAGCAGAAGGCCGAGGCACAGACGGCCGCCGCAGCGCCAGAGCCCGGCCTGCCCGAGGAGTGACCATGGCCACCAAAAAGAGCACCAAGCCAAAGGCCTCCGCCGTCGAGACTCCCGTCGAGGAGCTCGAGGCGCCGGTCGTCGTCGTCACCGTCGACCCGGTCGAGGAAGCGGCGCCGGTTGTCGAGCTGGCCCCAGCCGAGCCGGAGATCTTCGTGCTGCTCGAGCTGCACGAGCGCGAGGACGGCTGGTGGGGCGCTCGCGTCACCTATCCCGGCGGCGATGAACTGTCGTTCCATGCTCCGCGCCGGCCCGGCGTCGAGGGTGCAGCGTACCGCGCGATCCAGCAGCGTGCGCCCGAGCTGCCGCTGGTGATCAAGGTCGTGTGAGACCGCTTCGCCCGCTCGCCAAAGGCAAAGATCTGCGACCAGTTCGCGGCGGTGTCCGCGACGATCCGCTCGCACAGAATCGCGCGCGCCTTGCCGAGCTCGCCAAGCAGCCACCGATCAAGACCCCGCCGCTGCCGTTCCCGCACGCCGTCGAGGACAGCTATCGGCGCAAGCTCCAGCGCATTGCGGACGATGCTTTCCGGCTGGTGCGACCGCTCATCGACGAGCTCTGGCTGTGGCAAGCACTGGCCGATGCCGAGCAGACCCGCACCGACGCCGACGAGCCACCCGAGGAGGAGCTACGCCCGCCGGAGCCCGAGGCGGCCGTGCGAATTGCCCAGCGTGGCAGCGCACGGCAAGCGGCCCGACGAGCAGCCGAGCAGAATCGACCGCACACGTTGGCCGAGCGCGCGCAGCTCACGTTGCCCACCATCGTGCAACAGACCCTTGTCGCCACCCAACGGCGCCTCGACCTGTTCGCCGACGGCCTGCCGCCAGGCCTACCCGACGTCATCGCCCGCGACATCGAACGCCATGCCGTGCGCGCGAACCTGCGAGTATTTCAGACGCTGGGCGTCAATCCGATCGAGCCCGGCTCGCCGCTCGAGGTCGCCCGCGATCGCTGGGTGCGCGTCAATGCCGAGCTGATCACGTCGCAGCCACAGGAGATCTCCGAGCGTATCGGGGCGATCGTGCGCGAGATGGTGCCGGCCGGCGCTCGTTGGGAGACTATCGCCCGCCGCCTCGAGCAAGAGGAAGGCATCGCCCAACGACGGGCGGCCCTCATCGCCCGCGACCAGGTCGGCAAGTACAACAGCGATTGCAACCGCACGCAGCAGCAGGCCGCCGGCTTCAACCACTACGAGTGGATCGGCGTCATGGACAACCGCGAGCGGCCGACCCACGTCGCGCTGCAACACTCGGTCTGGTCGTGGGACAATCCGCCGCCGATCGGCCATCCCGGCGAGCCGATCCAGTGTCGCTGCACGGCGTCGCCAGTGACATCGGCCCAAGACATCCGGCGCACCTCGACGTGGAGCGAAGAGGAGCTGATCGAACGCACGGCAGCCCTCGGCCCGACGCAGAAGCAGGGCGAGGGCGCCAGCCAAGAGGCGATCCGCAAGCGCGCAGCGTCGGAAGTCGCCAGCGAAGTGCGCCTCGCCGAAAGACGCACCTTGACGCGACAGTGAGGCCGACCGCTACCATGGACACCATGCAGAAGCGCACCGATACGCTGGACTTCAAGATCGACGCCATCGAGGCCACGAGCGGCCGCTTCATCGGTCGCGCGACGCTGGCCAAGGAGGGCGTCTACACCTATGTCGACGGCGACCGAACGTGGCGCGAGTTCGTGCCGATGTCGACATTGACCAATCCGCAGTGGCTCGACAGCCTGCGGCTGGCCCCAGTCACGCTCAACCATCCCGTGCGGCCGGTGAATCGCGACAACGCGCGGCAGCTCGCGGTCGGCAGCATCGGCGAGACGGTGGTGCGCTTGCAGGACATGATCGGCAGCTCGATCACCATCTGGGACGGTCTCGCGATCGATGCTGCGATGACCACTCACCGCGAAGTGTCGCTCGGCTACGAATGCGACCTCGACCCGACGCCGGGCACGTGGAAGGGTATTGCCTACGACTCGATCCAAGTCGCCCGCCGCGCGAATCACGTCGCACTGGTCGACCGCGGCCGGCATGGTCCCGACGTCCGCGTGCAGACCGACGCCGCCGATGTCGACGAGGGCGACGACCAGCCCGATGAGGAGCCACGCCAGGACGAGGCGAGCTTT